AAGCGCGGTACGATATTCGTTACCAAAGCCATGACGCAGGCATCAAAGAATATTGCCGAGATACCTAAGACTAGCGCCGGCAATAGAGAAGTTAAGATACTTGCACCGGCAATGCAGGCTTTACTGAATCAGAAACAATATACCTACCTAAAAAATGCCGAGATATTCCAAAATCCTAGAACATTAGAACGCTGGACGGGCGATCAGGCAATTAGAAAAAACGTATGGGTCAGTGCATTAAAACTTGCAAAAGTAAGATACAGGCGCCCATATCAAACACGCCATACTTACGCCAGCATGATGTTAACGGCAGGAGAATCTATCGCCTGGTTAGCACAGCAAATTGGACATTCTGACTGGGGAATGTTAAGAAGAATCTATGCAAAATACATAAGCGATTCTATCCCCGAAGCTGGCAATAAAGCCGTTGAAATGTTCAGTGGGAATGCTGTCAAAAAAGCTGTCATTAAAGTGGAAAACCAGCCCTAATCCACCCCAAATATTGTCATTTAAATGACAGCTTTTACCTAGACATAAAACATATAACTTGCTGATTTATATTGCTTTTTACTACTTTAAAAATGGTGGAGCAGGCGGGAATCGAACCTACGCACCGTCAAGCCAGTAAACGAGTTTCACAAAAAACATCTGAAAAGCATAGATTAAATTATGACAAATAAACTAAAAGTTATTAGAAAAGCATCGCAAACGTCTGTAGAGATCGCCTTTATTTTTAATGGTAAAAGGTGCAGAGAAAGGCTAAAAATATCTTCTAGTGATGATTGGCAGGTAGTATCAAAACATTTTAGAGATAGGATAATAAGCGAAATTAAAAATGGAACGTTTAATTACTCAAAAACATTCCCTCGATCCTTGAAATCATATACGTTATCAGGCAAGAGAATTCCAGAGTACTTTAGACAATCTTTTGTTAGGTGCCACGCTTGCGGTAAAGAATTTGTACCAAAACCACGCCAAATTGAAAGAAGCAAAGAAGGAAAAGTACATTGCTCAAAAGAATGTTTTTCACATACAACCTCTGGCTATAACTATCAAGTAATTCCTGATTGGTGCTATACGCTGCTGGCAGAATGCAAAAAAAGAGCATCAAGAAAAAATGTTGAATATTCACTAGATAACGATTTTATGATTCATTTATTAAGGCGTAGTGGCTGGAAATGCGAGGTATCAGGAATACATTTTGAATTTGGCATAAAAGAAAACAAGGGATATAACCTTCCATATCATCCAAGCCTTGATCGCATAGACTCATCAAAAGGTTATACGCAAGATAATATTAGAATTGTATGCCTGGCAGCTAATATAGCTATGAATACATGGGGCGATAAGGTGCTGCTAAGACTAGCTAAAGGCGTAGTTGAAACACTTGATGATTAATCAGGAATCGAACCACTGTCCAAAATACGCAATCGAACTACTGACTACACACGCACATCTTGCCTTTAAGCGTTTCAAGCTTATCAATCAGCGCATTATGCTTTACTGAGTTGCTGTTGCAGGTCTCGAAGTTTTCTGCTGCGTTTGTAAGGACTTCTTCAACTGTGGCGACAACTGCTGCATTTTCTGTGGCCTCTCCAGCAGGCTTGGCTCGATTGTTATCGGCACCTGTGATCGCGGCGTTCCACAGCTGCAGAGAATCATGAGTAAAGCAGATGCGATCATCAGCCTGATCATGGATTTTATGGTAAATGTCTCGATATACAATTTTAATCTCCTGTTCATCAGCTTGCTTAGTTTGAATAATGCCTTCACCTTGCTTATCAAGCTCCTGGCTGGTTTTTAAATTATGCTTGATACCATTAGCTATGCCAGCATCAGTTTTCCAACCATGCACTGTCCAGCCAGCAATGAATGCAGATAAAACAAGTGCGGCAATCAACCCTAATTTAATATTTGTGCCTAAGCCTGAAATAAAACTAATTGGATTCATCTTCTTCACTCCATTTAAACTCTGGTAAATCAACTGTCTGGCCAGCAAGTTCATGAGTAGAATCACCAAGGAACTGAATGCGGCCATCAGTTACAAATGAATGGCATATATCAGTTACATATTCACCATTAAAACCAACTGGCGCTGGATTATCATTTGAGTAACCTTCAGGGTGACGATACGAAACTAATACTGATGGAGAGAGCGTTGGGTTTTCAATATCGCCATTAAAATCCCATAGATGATTTGGATTAAAATTAACTGAATGAACTCTCTTGCAACCAGGGCAATAAAAATTTAAACAGTCAATGCCATTCCCCTTGATAAACTCTTTATGAATTTTAGGCAATTTGATTCTCCAACGGCATCAACCCACCTCTTATCCAAGTTGAAACGTCAAAACCAGGGCATATTTTTAACCACTCATTACGCTCGATAACACCATTACCATTCAAATCAGGTGAGTAATCGCGGTGTCCTTTTATACTGATTCCAACATCTTTGAATGACTGCAGCATAGAATCTGCTGTCATGATGGTCCGACCCAGTATCTTGCTGGCCATATTGATTAAACATTCACGCAATGCCATCCATTGTGCCTGGGTGAATTTATCCGTACCTATCATGCAGATTCCAATTGAATGGGCATTACTACCCTGTACATGGGCCCCAATCTCTTCCAGACTACGCCCTACTCTTACGCTGCCATCAAGCTCGATTACAAAGTGATAGCCAATGCTTTTAAGTTCAGGATTAAGATTACGGATAGCCTGGCTATCGCGCTTGAAATTCCTAACTTTATGCATTGCATCTATATCAGCAATAGTGAATGGCTTTCCATTTGGAGTAGCTGCGCAGTGAATTACGATTGCATCAATTCTGCGTTTCATTGCGTTCTACTTTCAGAATAAACTTTAAATACAAATCCCTGCAATACAGAAATTGGAGCAGTTACCGCAGCGATAATCAGCGCAACGTCAGCACCTGTCTTATCTGTATTGGTTGCAAATATTGCAGCCCAGGCAAAAGCTTGCCATGTCATCCAAACTGTCACATAAAGTACAAATGAACGAACTGAAATAAAGTTTTTTGCATCAGCCCATTTTATAAAGTTCATTTCTCAACCTTCCCACGCGGCACGTATAAATCAGACCGCACGCGCTCAATCTTGTTATCTACTTGCTCAATCTTGGCATCCACCTTGTCTATCGATGCTTTAATAGAATTGATATCAGCCTTCAGTACCTCAACGCCAACATAGGTAGCAAAGGCTCCAGCTACAGCCGACATCACTGCAGTTTCAAATAACCTGGTACTTAGCGGAGTAGCCATCTCTGATCTCCCAGCCATAAGCCCAATGAAGGGAATATAGTCTAATAAATGTCTGCAATTAGCATCTGGCATAGTTGCCCTTTCGGTCATGTTATTTTTTATTTGTGTTATTTCACTTACTTATTTCACCTTCATCTGCTTCAATACTTTTAATACAGTGATTCTTATCAAAAATATTCAGAAGCTTACAAAGCTGGCAAGGAATCCACCCCCGGCCATTTACTGCATACTTCCCCATCCTGCTAGATAAAGTCTCATCCGGATCACCAAACAGAATCGTATTTACCAGCTGGTCAATGGCGATTAACAGATTTAATAGATAATGTGCAATCACCAGATAACCCCATCAACTTGAACTGCAGTAGTTGCTACATCAATAAGCGATTTTTTCTCACGTGCAATATGGTGAATGCCGTTGGCAAACATAGCTAAAGCTACTGGCATGGCAATCATTGAGTTGGCATCCAGGGAAAGAATGGAATTATCCTGGCATGTCCAGTCAATGCTGAATGGCTGATTTGAAGCCAAAGCAAACTGTGCAGCCTGTGCCGCAATGGAAATGCGCTGAACACTAACCGGATTTGAATCTATTAATTTACCGAGATATGGGAATCCAGACTGTTCCAGGTTATCCCGCTTTGAATTTATCTGTTGGCGTTTATCAGATTTAATTTCATCTAATGTGCGCTCAACTATTGGTCCGGCCATTTTCCAGAGCCGGATATAAACTGAAAATAACGCATCAAATCTTTGCTTACCAAGCTGAATATCAGGCGTATCAAGATTCACATGATTGATTAATCCAGAATTATTGACAGTATTGAATTTCACATATGACACGGCATCTGAAATCCCGGATAAATCTATGCTGCGAGATACACCGTCAATCTCAATACTTCCAGTCAATTTATTGATTATGATATTCATGTCTTGTCTGCCAAAAGCGGTC